GCCTGTTACGTCAATGCCGCCAGAGGTGGTGGCCGCCTTCTGACTTCCGTTGAAATACAAATAAACGCCATCGTTTTGATACGCTTCAATCTGCGCTTCATCATCTGCATTGCCCAAAACCTGAAAGTTTTGCGCTTTTATTCGCAAGTTTCCAGTGCCATTATCAACGATGTAACTATGACTTACATCATGATAAATCTGCAAGTCACTGCCAGCACCGAAGATAGCCTTGTCATTGTCGCCGAAGGTGATGTCGTTGCCGTTGGTGTCAAGGTTGCCGCCAAGCTGGGGTGTAGCATCGCCAACAATGTCAGTAAGACCAGCAGTGATGGATGCCCAAGACGTGCCGTTGTAATACTTGAGTGCATTGTCTGTGGTATTGTACGCCAAATCCCCTTCGTCAAGTGACGTAGTAGGGTCAGAGGAATCCACACGATAGCGTTCTGCAAAGCTATTGACGCCAGTTATGTTTGCGGCAGTAGTATTAACATTAGCAATAGAACCAGCCACCGTATTGACGTTAGCAATATTGGTGGACACTGTGCCGATGTCGGTAGCATCAGCCGCAACAGCTTGGATGTCTGCACTATCACCAGCCACTGTCGTTACGTCTGCTGAAATACCAGCAACGGTATTAATGTTTGTAGTATTACCAGCGACATTGTTAATGTTTGTAGCGTTACCAGCCACAGAATTAACATTAGCTATATTTGTTGCGACAGTGCCAATATCACTGCCATCAGCCGCCACCGTAGTAACGTCAGCAGATATCCCAGCTACAGTTGTCACATTGCCGCTAATCCCTGATATAGTATTGATGTTAGTAGTGTTACCAGCTACTGTATTAACATTAGCAATGTTACCAGCTACTGTATTAACATCAGAAATATTTGTTCCGACTGTATTAACACTAGAGATACTTGTAGCAACGGTATCAATCTCTGATACTGCTTCGTTCAAATCATCAGCAGCAGTCTCAATCTCAGAAATAGCTTCATTTAAGTCGTTAGCTACTGTAATAACATCTGAAATGTTAGTTGCTACTGTGTTAACCGATGAAATATTACTAGATACTGTACCAATGTCAGTTGCGTCTGCTGCTACTGCATTAATATTAGATGTATTACCAGCAACAATGTCAAGATTATCAGTATCAAGAGAGTTAAGCTGTGCTTTATCAGCAGTAGTTAACCAAGTGTTTTCAAGATAGTTCTTGGTTACTGCATCCTGATTATTAACAGGGTCTGCTACGTTCTTGATAATCTTAGACTGTGCGTCCATCTTGTCGTCACTGTCAAGACCAACTGCATCACCAGCAGTATCCACAGCCTCTTGTGCTGCGTGGAAGACCTGAATGTTAGAGTTATCCAAGTCTTCTTCGGTCAACACTGAGCCAGACGCAAAGTCCACTGAACGTGCATCAAGGTCTGTTGTTCTGCGTACTCGTACTAGAGCATCAGAAGCAGGAGCAGATGTTAACTGCACACTTGTTGTAGAAGGAAAGGTGAGGCCTGTTTCAGCCACACCATTCACTGTGACACTAATTTCACTTGTGTCGGTATAGTCAAAGGTAATGGTAAACGTATCTGTTACACCATCACCAGTATAGTCTTTATATGAAAAGGCCATCGTTTATCCTTTAGTTACCTAATTCGTTTGCTAACAAGTTAATACTTTGTCTAATTCCATAGAGAGATTGTGCAGGAAGTATGCGTAACATTCTTCTATACTCTGCCTCAGAAATTTCACCATTGTTATATGCTGTCAAAGCTTGTAATCCTGACTGAGCTATTGAAACTGCTGGAGGGGTCATAGCATAAGTGTTACCGTCCATAGCACCAGTAGAAAGCTGATAGATATAACTAAACATAGAAGATGCTCCTACCTGACTTAATGCACCTACAGCAAAGTTTTTAGGTGTCATTCGTTCCTGAATATACTCATCAGCATCACTACGTCCTGCTGCATTAAGCTGAACACGAGCCATATACATTAAGCTACCCATCATAACTGCTGATAACATAACTTTAGTAGCGGCTATGTCGCCTCTAATAGCCCTGACACCAAGACGCATTGTCTGTTGTTCTAGGGAGGCTAGTGGAAAACTTAAAAACTGAAACAAAGTTTTACCTAGTTCACTCCTAAGAAATCCGTTAGTAGATGCAATGTTCATCTCCTGAACACTCTGTCTTGCTTCCTTAAAACCAGAGGCTTGAAAGGCTTCTCTTACATCCTCAGGCCACTTTTCTAGATTTAGTCTATCTAGTGTTGTACCCTTAAATGTAGCGTTCTTGTTGATAGCTTGTTTAATCTTTTCAGCCATCTCGTTTGTTATGCCTAGTTGCTTTAACTTAATATCAGAGAACGGCATACCACCCTTCTTAGCAGAACGTACCCACTGAGTAGAATAATTAAGCATTGACATTCTACGAAGAGTCTGTGTTACACCGTTTAGTCCAGACCAGTATGAAACAAACTGTTGAGCCTTTAAGGTAGCCTTACCAGCCCAGTGTTGTTCAGGTCCAATATAACCCTCAACATTACCGCCCTCATAACGAGTAGCTCTGTTGTAACGTCCTAACTGAACTTCACCACCAACACCCATACCTTCAATAAGCTCTTTCATTAAGCCATCTTCAAGCTGTCCTTTGGAAGCCTTCTTGTATAATTGATTGTAGGCTGGCATTGTACGCAAAAGCGTTGTTAGTGTATATTCAAAAAGAGCGTTAGAAATTTCCATCATGGCTGACATACCTGACATACCCATGTTAACCGCAAAACTAAAGGCACGAATACCTATGTTAAACTCTCTTGCTCTGTTAGAAACTTCTTCACGATGTGCTAGTCTTCCTGTAATACCATCATACATAAACTCTAAGGCTCTCTTTTCTCTAGCAGCCTTATCAGGGTCAAGGTTCTTAGCCTTTACTTCTTTATCAATGGAAGCTAAAAACTCTTCCCAGCTAGAACCCTTTTGATTAGTATTGATACCCTTACGAGCTAGTCCAATAGCACCAGACATTTGAAAGATGTAAGAGTAATGTAGTTGTTCTGCATCTTCTTCTAGTAATTCATAGAAGTGTAAGTCTTCTACTTCTCCATCTGCTCTTGTTACTCTAATAGAGGTACTTTCGTCAAGAACAAGACGAGGACGAGAACGCTTATGTCCCTTGGTCTTTCCTGCCTTAGTTAAATGTCCAATAAAATCTTCAATATCAGAATCAGATAGTTCATCCCTAAATTCAACCTTCATAACATCTATAAGGTCTTCTAGGGTCATCTCGTTAGCAGTAGCAGGACCACCAGTTTTACCTAGTTTTGGATCAGTAATACTTTTGGTATATCCCCTTGCCATTCTTTTGAGAAGAGCTTCTGCTTCTTCTTCTAATGACTTAACAGAACGTGCGCCTTTTTGCTTAGTCTTAGAGGCTTTTCTTGCAATACTATTTGCTAGGTCTTCAATAATGTTTGGCTGACCTTTACGAATAGCTGCTTCTACTAATTCTGCAATCTGTTCGTCTGCTGTGTCTCCTAGTCTAGTACGAATATCCCTGATCCGTTGATCATTAAAGATACGAGCAAGGTAGTTAGCATGACGGTCTAACATATCAGGAGTAAAACCAGCCACATCATATTTAATACCCATCTCTGCTAATTCTCGTTCTTGTTTCTTTAACAAGTCACCAACTGCTTTAACCTCTGGGTCAACGTCAGTGATAATACCACGAGCATACCTAGAGACTAATGTATTAAAGTCTGCAATAGAACCACCAGTACGTTTTTTCCACTTACGCTGATTAGGAGTTAACATATAAGAAAATGGAACTCTATTCTGTCCCTGAATACGTTCAGCTATCTCTGATGCTGAATCAGCAGCTTCTAATTTACCACCCTTATAGCCTACACTATTCATTCCTAAGAGACGTGAGCCTAGTCTAATACGAGATACCTCTGACTTAGCAGAACGATAACCAGTACTAATAAGGTCACGCAAACCAAACAAAGTCCAGCCAGCAATCTCAGGAATAGCATCTGCTTCTTCTTGACTAATCTTTGCAGCAGGAGTAACTACAGAAACTTCATCAGCCTCACCTAAGGCTCTTGCTGTATCTGTAGCGTCAATGGTTTCTAAAAACTGCTCTGTGGCTAACTCTTTTTCAATAAGCCTTTCAGCTACTGCTTCTACGTTATTAGCTTCGTAAAACAACTTTTGAGCAGGAGTTAGTTCCCCACCTTCTGCTACAATCTTAGCTAGTTTAGCTACATTAGCTCTTTTAACAAATGCTGTTGTAGCAGTGTTTATACCTCCACCTAATCCAGCACCAAAGCCCATAGCTAAAAGTACGTCATTGCTATCAACATCATACTTCAAACCAGCCCTAATACTTTCAAAGGCTGCAAGTTCAGCAGCAGATACACTAGCACCAGCAGCAAAGGCACGAGCCTTACTATAGGCTTTCTTAGCCTTATAAGCCGCTCCTGCGGCGGCTGTAACAGGAGCAGTGACAACAGCCCCAGGCCCACTTAAAGCCGACACAGCAGCCGTTGAAGCTCCAATAGCAGCCCATTCAACAGGGTCAAACATATTAGCAGCAAAGGTAGCAAAAGTACCACCCCATCCTGCTTCTTGTAGTTCTTTCCGTCTAGCTTCTGTTCTAAGATGAGTATCTTTAAGGGTTAAAGCACTCTCAACACCAACGGTGAGTGCCTCATCAAGCACTTCACCAATGGCATCGTTATTAGTTAATCCACCTGTTAATTGTTCTAGTAACTCAGGAGTAAACTTATCTACTGGCTGTCCATCATAAGAACGAAACCTATCCATGTTTTCAACAATAGAAGGAAGAATCCAGTCCTCTGCGGCTGCAACAGGTAGGCTAGACAGGAAGCCACCCTGCTGTTTAGCTGCTGCTTCACGCTGGGCGTTGACAAGAGTACTTTCACTTACTGTTTCGGTTACAGGATAAGCACTCTCGCCTGTCTCAAATCCTAAACCTTTTAGTATATCTTGTGCTGAATCAGCCATAGTTTATTTCCTTATTCAAAAAAGAAGTTTCTTAACTTATCAGAGGACTTTCTATAAGCTTTTCCTGCTCGTAGTTGCCATAACCACGGAACATTTTGTGCTTCTGGAATGTCTTCTGCTTTAGTAACACGTCTAATTTTAACGTCAGCTTCGTCTAAATTGTAAGAAGATACTTCAACCTTATCACCAGTATTACCACCAATGAACCAGACTTGATTACCTTCTACTTTTACAACGATACCTACATGAGCTACACCAAGCTTAAACTTCTCACGTTCTTCTGGTGTGTGCATCTTAACCAGAATATCACCAGTTTGTGCTTGAGTAGGTTCAACACCTGTCCCAGCATTAACATAAGAAGAAGCCCTAATTTGATTAAATGGATCATCAGAACCAGTTAGTTCCTTCGTATCAACCCCTGAGTCTCTTAAGACCTGTGTTAAGAACGCTGCACACCATGCTTTATTCTTAGCAAAGTCTTTAACAGATTCATTATCAGGATTCCAGTCACCTACAACATTATCAAAGTAACGTCTAATAACCATAGCACCTAGTTCACTATCTTCACTCATTCCTAGGTATCTGATAGCTACGTCAGCAGGGTTTTTAGAAAGAACCATATCACCTACCATTTCAGCAGGAGCTTCCTGACCAACCACTAATTGTTGTTCTTCAGGCACAGCGTTTGTGTTAGCTACAGGAGTAATTGTTTTAACTACGCTAGTAGTAACCTCATCTGCTTGCATTGGTGTTCTAACAGGAACTTCAATGAAAGATTCTTCTACTGCGTCAAAGACATCAGCATTAGCAGATTTAACAGGACTTAAACTTTGCATGAAAGAAGATACTTTATTTCCAAAGGATGTACCTTCAGCAACAGAGATATCCTCTGGTTCTTCTTCATTAGTACTCTTTAAGTAAGGTTGTAACTGAGGGTCTTCACTTGGTTTTGGAGTAATATTTAATGTATCATCGTACTCGTTTAAGCTTCTCTGGAAAGACCTAATACGAGATACCCTATCCTTAGGGTCTCCAGCCCACCAGTTTTTAGCCCAGAAGTCCCATATCTTTTCTTCACCATTAACAACTTTAGCTATATCAGCAGTAGGATGTTCTAGTAAATCATAAACAGCCAAAGCCATTTGCTGATTACCAGACAAGTCAGACGCATTAGAACCTTCTGGAATATTCATAATCCATTCTGGAACTGGCTGTCCTATTCTTTCAAAATAGTTCTTAGCTCTGTTAATAGCAGTGTTAAACCGTTCTGGTTCAAACTGCATTAAGCCACGAGCAGGACCACCACCATACTGTTGAATGTTTGCATCCATTGTTCCATCAGATTCATGGTAAGCAATAGGCTTAATCACTTTGTTAAGAACATCATCAGCACTAATCCCCTTTTGGGTTGCTGCTAAGTCTAAAGCTTCTGTTAAGTTTGCTTCAGTTTCTAAGTCATATTGTTTTTCAGATGCGTTTGCCACTGCAATAACACTCCTTGCAATCTCTGCTTGTTGTTTAACTGTAATACCTCGTCCTGATATAGCAGGGCCAAATAAACCTTTTTCACTTAAACCAAGTTGTTCTATGATTTCAGGAGAATCTGCAAGTATTCTTTTAGCTTCTTTGATAGCCCCTAAGTTAGAATATTTTTTCTTAGTCTCGTTATAAGACTCTTCAAAGAATGTACCTACACCCTCTGATGACTGAGCTATCGTAGGTAAGGCTCTTTGAATGTTTGATATTACTTCTTGTGGGTCTTTAGCAAAGTCTTGTTCACCAGTAAAAGCTTTTCCAATAATGCTAAGAAGACTATCAGTAGTATCGGTAGTCTCTGTCATCATATCCTCAGGAGATAACATCTCATCCTGAACAGGAGCAGCCTCTGGCTCTACCTCTTCTACAGTTGGTTCAACTGGAGGGAAAAACTCAGTAATAAGTTCTGGCACAGCTTCGCCAAGTCTTGCTGCTTGCATCCTTGCTTCTGCTCTACGCTCTTGTTCAGTCATCTGTGCTACCTGTGCTTCGTAGTCAAGAATAGACTGGTCAATAGCAGGAGCTTGCGTAAGGTCTAGCCCCTCATCTCTTGCTCGTGTCTTAGTCTGAGCCATGAGATTAGTTACAAAGTTTTTATCAGTTAGTAACTGTGTCTTACTAACAGACATTATATAACCTACTACTTGTCCACTACCATTATAAACATTTAGTTTTAACGCATTACGATTAGATGGGTCATTAGTAAAACCAAAAGCTAAATCACCATCATCTGCTGCTGCATAATTATGCTTTAAGTAGTTCTGTAACTGAATGTCTTCAGTTAAAAGTTTACTAATAGTATCTACAGTTTCTACTAGAGGAACTTCTACACTAGGGTCTGTGTTTAACTGCTTTAGTGATATTTTTATTCCATTAGCTGCGGTATGAATAACATGATCAGCCTCAAAGATTTCTGCTGCTCTCTCTAAGGCATCATCTTCCTCATAACCTAACTGCATAAAGATACTAGCTGTAGTAGCAATCTCAAGCGCATTAGCTGGATTATTAATTGATTCACTGTGATCAGTAGATAAAGGACTAAACTGATTTAACTCACTTTGTGCTTTTTCTCTTAAACTAGAAGAAGGAGCTAATTCAAAGTTAACCTGTTGAGCTAATCCAATATCTTCTACAATATCTTTACCAACTCCTGCGTCACGATTAAGAACACGAATAACATCAAACAGCTTTTGCTGATCAGTAGAAAGTAACTTTTCAGGTATATCAATATTATAAGCTTTAAGTTCTTCTACCGCATAGAAGGCTGCTGCTGCATTTTTAGCTTGAGTTGGGTCTGATAAATCTCCAGATGCCCAAAAGTTTCTACCACTCATGATAGCATTACGATTAGTTGTAGGAATAAAACCAGTTGATCTAAACCAGTTCATCTGAGCTACTCTAGAAATACCATCACGAGATGCTATAGATTCATAGGCAGTTACAATGTCTTGTTCTCTAGGAGTAAACTTACCCCCTGCTATTCCAATCATTTCTTTATCAAGCTGTAGGTCAGCCCAGTTACCAGTATCCATATACTTTTCAACATTGGATAAAACCTGTTGTTGAAAGTACAGAGGCTCTTGTGCTTTTAGTACTGCCTTATCACGAATGGCTAATTCATTGTTTATTACTTTTACATCATTTGCATATTTAGATACACCTAGCTGGTTACTTCTATCTAACCATCTATAGATATTATTACGTCCTGTTTGAGAAACAGTGCTTTTTGCTATTCCTACAGCATACTGATTAATAACATCCCAAGGAACACCTGTAGCAGACTGAAAGGTATTGAAGAGTTCGTCTGTTGCTTCATCACGAAGCTGCTGCATTTTTGCTGATAACTCACTAGGAGTAGCCTGAACTGCAAACTGATTTGTTGGCAACATCATTTGCCTACTATCAATAGCAAGAGCTTCCGTAAATACCTCATCTAACTTGTTATTTAGTTGATACTCACGTTGCTTAGGATTAAACTGCTGTGAAAAAAAGCTAAGATTACCTAGTTCAAGGTCTTGTTGAAATGCTTGTAAGAGTTTTTCATCTCCAGCCTGTTGTACTTTATCTATAAAGGGCTGCATGATTTCAAGTCGTTTATCTCTGACTTGTTCAGTAGTCATTTCTAGATAGTCTTGTGTATTAGCAGGGTCAGCATAGTCTTCAAAAGCTGCTGATAAGGCTTGAGATGCTCCTAGTCTTGCATCAAATGCACGAGCAGAAGCAATCCCTTGTTCTGCTTCTCTTTGTAACTTTAGTTGTTCCTGTCTCTTAACATCAGCCAAGGTCTTCATAGCAGGAGTAATAGCATTAACAAAGTTAGCAAGCTCGTTATTAGTCTGTATCTCTGCTGGACGTACGTATGTCTCAACAGGACTAGCCACAGCTTGTAGTGATGTAGTCGTACGCATACGCTCTACAGGTACTCTACGTTGTGCCATTT